CCAGATGAAGATAAAGCTATAATTCCCTGGAAGATTTTTGACTCTACTTCTGTAGGTGTTTCTACTGAACCTGCTTACCGTTTTTATCAGCCACGTCTTACTGCTAATGCTCTTGTGCAAGTGATTATGTATTTTATGAAACTTGCAGACGAATTATCGGGAATACCTGCCTACTCACATGGAGATGTTACTGTCGGTGGCGGTGCGGGACGAACGGCGAGTGGACTTTCTATGCTTATGGCAAATGCTAATCGTGGTATAAAGGAAGTTGTCAAAAATATAGATAAAGGACTTATTGAACCAACGGTAAAGAGGATTTATTACTACAATGTCATCAATTACTATGGCTATGATGAAGAAATACCTGATTTGAATATTAAAGCGAAAGGTTCTATAGTTCTTATGGAGAAATTGGCACAAACTCAGAAATTGCTTGAGCTTCTTAATCTTACTAATAATCCAGTTGATATGCAACTTATTGGAATTGAAGGAAGACGCTATCTCCTTGAGCATGTTTTTAAAAATTTTGGAGTGTCTATCCCTATGCCTGATGAATTACAAGTTATGGTTGAAAGTTTACAGCAACAATTAGCTCAACAAGCTTCTGCTGTTCAGAAGCCCAAGCCAAAGAAAGAAATGGGTGAAGTTACTGAAATGGCTCAGGAGCACAGAAAGAATGTGATGGAGGAAGCTGGATAGTATGAGTAGCAATTTAGGAGAATTAAGGAAAGCTATAGCTCCTTTTATGGGGCAGTTTCCAGATGATTTTAAGAGATTTGTTGGAATTCTTGAGTCTGAGTATAGAAATATACAAGAATTACTTGTGGGAGTATCTGATTATTCTGACATAAGGCATTTACAGGGACAGGCTTATCTTTTGAGAAAATTAATAGATGTGCTTACTCGGGAGGAGAGAAAATGAAAGAGGAATTAGAAGTTCTTAAGGAAAAAGTTCATAGTGTAGAGAAAAAGCTTGAACATTTGTCTTGGGAAGTGAATAATTTGTCTGATAAGTTTCTTCAGATTGATAGGAGGGTTGAGGAGATGAAAAAAGTTAATGGAGAGAGGATTGAACTTTTAACTGAACTTAGGAGTGGTGAGAAGTATCTATTTGAAACTTTAAATGAGATTAAAGAAACTATAGCGGATTTTGGAGGGAAGTTAGAAAGCTTAAGCTCTGAATGGCAGAAAAAATATGACGGTCTTCGTGATAGTTGTGTAAAGAAGTCAGAGGTTATTATATTTGCAGTTATTTTTTCCATACTTTTCCATTTAGCCAGATTTATAATTTCTATAGCAATAAATAGTTAGGAGGTGAAATGATGGGACAACAAGTGCAAGACGCTCCTGAGGTAAAGGTTGAAAGACCTCAGGATGACGCTCAGGCTTACATTGATTTAGAAGGACAGGGAGCTGAACAGCCTCAAGAGCCTGCTCCTCAGGAGCAGGAAGTAGTCTCAGGAGAGACTGTTCAACAACCCAGTGAACAGCCTCCTGAGCAAGAAGACTGGGAACATAAGTATCGTGTTTTAAAAGGAAAATATGATAAAGAAGTTCCTCGTCTTCATAGAGAAATTAAACAATTGAGAAGGGAAAAAGAGGAGCTTTATAGAAGGTTGGAATTACTTGAAAGAGTTATGTCAATGCAAAAGCAACAGCCTGAAACTCCTCAAGCTCCTCAGGTAGAGGAGGAAGACGAGGAGATTAAGAAATTTAAAGAAGATTATCCAGAAATTTATAGAGCAATAGAAAGAATATTGCAGAAAAGAGTTCTTTCAAAAGTAGAGAAAGAACTTGGAGATTTATCTAGGAATGTAACTGAACAGCAATTCTTTGCTCAACTTACTTCTTTAGTTCCTGAGTGGAGGGAGCTTAATACTGACCCTGATTTTCTTGCTTGGTTGCAGGAAGAGGAAGGGGATACTGGACTTACCAGACACCAATTAATGCTCTCTGCTTATGAGCAGAAGAATGCTCCTGCTGTGGCTAAATTTTTTAAACGTTATCTTGCTCAGCAGGGGAGCAATAATAGTGAACCTGTTGAGAAGAAACCTGCTCCTGCTACCAAGAATGTAGCTCCTCCGCATAGGAAGACTTCTTCTTCCGTGCGTGAGGGAGCTAAAAAGATTTTTAAGGAAAGTGAAATTAATGAGTTTTATCGTTTATGTGCTCTGGGGAAAATTTCTCCAGAGCAGAAAGAGAAAATGGAAAAAGAAATTATAGACGCCCTTGTTGAAGGGCGTGTCTTACTTGGAAAATAAAAAATTTTATATAGAGGAGGTGAGAAACTATGCCTGTTCCAAGAGCAAGTGGTTATCCTGATTATGGATATGGAGGGCCTGGGTCTCCAGGCAACGCTCATATACCTATTCTGTTTTCAGGTAAACTTTTAGAAAAATTTTATGCTAAATCTACTATTGCCAATATAGCTACTACTGATTATGTTGGCGAAGTCAAAAATGTTGGGGACAGAGTTGTTATTAGAACTCTTCCAAATGTAACCATTAAGGATTATAAGAAAGGGGATACTTTAGATTTAGAATATCCCGAGAGCCCAGCCATTGAATTTACTATCAATCGTGCGAAGTATTTCAATTTTGCGATGGACGATATTGATATTAAGGAAAGCGATTTATCTTGGCTTGATAAACTTGCTGATGATGCCTCTCAGCAGATAAAAGTTACTATTGATACTGAGGTTTTCTCTACTATCTATACCAAAGCTGATAGTGCAAATCAAGGGACTTCTGCTGGAGCAAAAACTGGAGCTTATAATCTTGGAACTGCTGGTTCTCCAGTAACTCTTACTAAGGACAATGTTCTTGATTACATTGTAGATTGTGGCTCTGTTCTTGATGAGCAAAATGTTCCTGATGATGATAGATGGATTGTCCTTCCTCCTATCATTATGGGATTAATCAATAAGTCTGATTTAAGAAATGCAAGTGTTGCTGGAACTGGAGAAAGCTTCATCCTTCGTGGTGGCTTCAGTGGTAAAATGCTTGACAGATTTAATATTTATATCTCCAACTTGCTCTATAAAGACGATACTGATAATGCTTTCTATATCCCATTTGGCAGAAAATCTTCTCTCGTTTATGTAGCTCAGATTACCAAGACAGAGAGGTATCGTCCTCATAATACTTTTGCTGAAGCTATGAAAGGATTAATTGTTTATGACTTTGATGTAATCAATCCTAAAGCCTTTGGTGTCCTCTATGCTAAAGTTGGCTAATGAAGGTTAGGGAGGGCTTTGTCCCTCCCTCTTTATTTTTGAAAGCGATTTCAAAAATTTTGAGGAGGTGAAAAGATGGCAAAAAGAAGACTTTGCAAAAATAAAAAAACTGGAGCTATCTTTGTATGGAATGAGAATTTAAGAAACGACCCTGATATTGTCCTGCTTACTCCTGATGAGGAAAAGAAATATTATAGCAAGTTAGCTAAAGACAAAGGAGCTGTTGTAGAGGCTAAGGAAGAGAAAAAATAATCAGAGGATAGTATGCCTTTAAAATTTTTTGTGAATTCGGACGGGACTACAGATATATTGGCAAAACAGGGAGAGAGCTGGGATATTCTTATTCAAATAACCGATGAAGACGGCAACCCTATAGATTTAACTGGTTATTCGGTTAAAGGAATGATGAAAGCAAATTATGATGATAGCGTTGCCACAGCTGTTTTTAATTGTTCTATAAAAGACCCTTCAAATGGGATTATAGAAGCTAAACTATCTCCGAGTGAGACCTCAAATATTACTCCTTATCCAAAATCTGCTGATAATGTGCGAATCTCAAGTGTTTCAGAAGGAACTCAAGGCGTTTATGTTTATGATATTAAGGTTTATAATGATGAAATCGCTTTCAGAGTTTTAGAAGGAAAAATTGTAGTTGACCCAGAGGTAAGTAAATGAGAATTATCATAACGGAGGAAGGTAAGCTGAAAGTTTCCGTTGAGAAGTGTGAGACTCTAAAGACAGTTATTGAGAGTCCAAAGGTTTTAAAGACGACTGTTCAGGGTGTCGTCCCTTATACTCTCGTTAGTAGTGAGAAAGTTGTCGTAGAGAAAATAGCGGGAGAGACTATAGGCTCTCACAAAATAGTGAAACTTGGTAATGATGGATATTTGTATTATGCAAGCTGTGATAATCTTGATGATGTTGAAAGGATATTAGGACTGTCTTTGAATTCTGCTGACCCAGGAGGCTCGGTAAGAGTGTTGACTTTTGGAAGATGTGAGGACACTTCTTTTAATTTTGATGTTTCCAAACCTATTTATTTGGGCAAAAATGGGGCTGTGGTTCAAGATATTGATAATGGAGCGGTATTTATTCAAAGATTAGGAAGAGTTTTG